CGCACTCTTTGGCTTCATTTCTTGCAGCTGATCCGAATCGCTTAACTCATCAATTCTAAAAGTAGACTTGTCGTACTCTTCATATTGTGACAGTTTTTTCTCTAATTTGTCAATTTTCTTTTGCAACTTTTCAACTTCAGATTTTTTCTTTTCGGTAAAACGTTTTAATCCACCAGATTCTTCAAAGTCTTTATACACTTCATCGTAATAATGTTCTCCCAAAAGTAACATTCTTTTGGCTAACTTTACCGGGTTGTCTTGCAATTCCGCTAATTCTTCTAGAATTTCATTCATTTCCTCTTGAGAGGCATTGTTTAAAAGAAAGTCAAAAGCGCGGACCTTTTTATCCAAAAGTGCATCATCCGTATATTTGCGGATGTTTTCCAGTTCTTTATTACCCACTTTTAAAATCTTTTGAACGGGGTTTAAATTTTCATAAGGTTCCGGTTCTAATTCCCCATCAACCTCAGACTCTAATAAGGAGAGTACGTCTTTGGCTTCTGCTTCCGTTAAAGTTCCCTCAGCCGTGAAGGATTGCACCTTTTTAAGTGCAGCTTTAAGCTTTTGTGAATTAGTTCTGCCCCACTTCTGGTTCTCGGTTAGGGCTTTTTTAGTTTTTTCGAGTTCTTGTTTAAGTTTATCCATCTCAGAGGGTTTAAGGTTGTCTTCATCCTCTTCTGCATCGCTAATTTCTTTAGAAACTTTGGATGCTTCTTTTTTGGAGAGTTCTTTTTTTAGAGGCTTGTCTTCTGATTCCTCAACTTTAGGCTTAACCTCCTTTTTTACAAGCTCGTCACGTTCAGTAAATATTTCATCTAAAGCGCTCTTGGATGGTTCTTTATTTTCAGTGACAGCTTCAATATTTTCGACGACTCCAGCCATCTTAAGGCCCTCCTAATTCGGTTAATTCTCGATACGAAACAAAACTGTTAAATAGATTCCCAGAAAAGTCTGAGAACGCATACAATAAATCCCCTACTTCTAGCGTTAAAGTGGCAGCGTCTAGCAAATCCAAACGTTCTTTAGGGGATAGAATAATTTTGTTGGCCAGGGTAAATTCAGTAGCATTATCCTGAACCACTTCTCGTAAAATATAAAGCGATACAATAATATTACCATCCGTTTGATTGGCTAAAACAATGCTATCTAAAATAGAAGTATATTGAGAGCCAAATATTAGCTCTGGCGTACTGGAAATATTTAATGTGGGTTGCATTTTAAAATTCACAAAAGGATAAGCAGACACGGCTCCCTCCTCACATATTGGTATAAACCATATTTTGTTGTTGCTCTAACATTTGCGGAGCAGCATTACTTTGTGCGACTTCGGGTTGTTGTTGCCCCATAAACGCTTGTTTTATTTCGGAAGCCAGCTTTTCATAATCTCGAATGCCTAAGCGTTTCATCACTTCAGGAGACTGCATAATAAACATCGCATTAGGGTTAGACAGTAAGTTTTCCAGAGCCGCTTTATTCTCATCTAAGGAACTATTGAAATCAGGCACTTCTTCTACATATAAAGAAATGGGTAAAGTTCGAACATCATTAAAAATAACTTCTTTGCCATGAATGACGCGGGTTAAGTTCAAAATAATAATTTCGCGCTCTTCTTCCGTTAACACTTGGGTTAAAATATTCTGCTCACCACCACCTTGAATGAGAGATAATAAGAATTTGGCTTCACGTTGCTTCATATCAGCAAAATTATCAAAAGCAAAAACGTTGTTTCTAACGCTATTGAGCTGACGTTGCTTTTGAGCCACTCCGCTACTGGCATTAGTTTCTCGACCCATTAGGTCATCATAAATGCCGGTAACCCTTTGCATCATCATTTCATATTCTTGCAATATTTTTAAGTGCACTTCGGATAAAGGCGCATTTTCTTTTAAATCATATTCGGTCTGCGATGGCAATACAATGACCGAGTCCGGCATTTTTAATTTCTCAGATAACTGATTAGTGGTCTCGGGTGGTAAAGCGCCTTTAATTACCAATCGACTGGAATTGGCTAAATACAGGGCTTTAGTAATCCGAACATTGGCATCGCGTTGGATATCCTTCATCGAGTCTAACAACCCATAAGGAACTCCAGTTCTAAACCGTCTTTTCCAGACACAAGGAATATAGGTAAAGTCTTGTAAGCTCGGAATATCTGGGTTTAAAGGGCTGTGTTCCAATAAAACATTATCTAAAAATAACGTTCTTAAAATACGATAAGAATCAATCTCAACAATATCTTTGGGTGAAAGAGCAAGCGCTTCGGCTTTCTCTTCATCAAAGGTCTCAAAATAATAGCCTTGATAATCAATGCCCGTGTACGCCTTTTTAGGCTCTTTATATTGCACCTCACACACTAACACCCGGCTTTGTTCATACCCGCTGTAATTAGTGATGTTGGTATAGGTGGAGTTTCGGTCTATCAGTTCAGGGGAATAAACGGTTTGACACAAATCAGGATTAGAGAAATCAATCAATTGAGCGGCTTTAGGCCAGATTTTTCGTACCTGGTCGGGTTCCATCCAACGTTTGCGGCACACAAATTTCATATTGTTATATTGTGGGCTTAAATCATCCGGATCTGGAATGACATTAAAAGGATGCACATAATCATAATAAAAAATATCATTTTCTTTGTAGAGGTTGCTCCACCCTAACCCACAAATTAGCATATCTCTAAATTTTAAAGAACCTTTATGGGGAATTTGTTGGTTCTGTTGGATAAAATACAGATAATGCGTTAACGCTTTAGCCAATTTATCAGATTCAATATTGCCAGAATCATTTTGGCAAGCCACTCTAAAGCGCGATTGAATCTCCACGCCCGACAAAGAATCAATTCTGCCTTGAATGATGTTTACCGTTAATGGCTTTTGTCCACGTGCTTCTACCGTTTTGATATCGGAGTCCAACCACTGTCCACTGCCATCATAAAAACCAAAGGCGTCAATGGCTTCGGGTCTCCATTGTAAAATGGAAGGATGTAAATTGGCACGTTGCCAATAATTTTGGGCTTTATCTAAGACCGCTTGTTTGGCTGAAGATAGATAGCGCATAATCTCTTTATATCATTTATGCAGGAATGAGTGCTTTCCACGCTTGTACTTCCGCAACGATATCATCAGCCGTTTGCTTCAAAGCTGCACAGATGTCTGGACTGGGTTGTCCATTAAATACCTGAATACCGACTTGTTGAGCATATTGTGCATCAATCATCATATCCGATAATTTTTTTAAAGCATCTCTATTGGGAATAACATTCATAAATTCTTATCCTCAAATATTAATAATACGAATACATTTATTTTACAATTTTCCTAATTTTTTCTCAAGAATTTTTACTTTTTCCGTTAGCTCTTGGATGGCTAAAATAGTATAACAAAGCAAGGTGTTATAATTAATTCCTAGGGATGGTATATGAGAAGGCAGGGCTTTTTGAGCCGCATCTAATGGCTTATAGCGGTTAGTGGCATTATCAAAAAGCTCTAATACTTCCTCAGCAATAACTCCGACTTGCAACTCATTCATTTTAACTTGTTTGCGATTTCTCTTTTTATCAGAATCACTTTTATTTATTTCATATTTCAGACCATAAGAATAAATATTTAAGCGATTAAGTCTATCCAAGTAATCCTTATGTTCTTTCTTACGAATACTGTGCTTTTTATCTCTAGCGCTAACGACATATGTACCAGAGCCATTAATATAAGAGACATAACTTGTCATGCTGGCATTATCTTCATCAGTAAAAATAAACCCCAAAGTATCCAGAGGGTTAATAAACTGCATAAAATCGCCGTTCATTACAATAGAAGATGTTTCAGCATTCGCATTGGTTTCTATAATGGTTGAAATGACTGAGTTATAGACATCTAACGCTCTCATATCTAAATGATTGCTGGCTGGACGAATATAACAGTTATAGGAAGTGTCATAGAAAGAAGTTTTACCGCTATTGTTAGCAATGTCTATTCGTTTGACCCCAGCAGTACCAAATTTCAATATCGCGGTTCCATCTGCCCAGACATAGGCCTCATTCGTGCTATTGTTAAAGCCAAATTGTGCTGAAAGAGTGCCATTGTTTTGCACAATAAAGCCGGCGCCGGTAGCTGCGGGATTAGTGTTATTCACAATAAACCCACCGGCAGTCGTAACATTCAATGCATTAGTAATGAATTGGCGAGGATTTTCCCAAGTGCCGTTGCCATTTAAAAAGACCGCATTATTGGCAGGATACCCTTGTAGCCTGTCAATATTTAAATTGCCTGTTGTTGCCGTGTTAATGTCAAAGGTTTTAGCATCAACGTAATTTTTATTAACCGCATCAGTACTTGCTGTGGGTGTTGCCAAATTAATAATTTTATTATTATTAAGGCTTACGGCTTTATAAAACATAAAATTATCAGAGCTGTTTTCATTAAAGGTCATTAGCTTAGTGCTAACTAAGCCTGAATTAATTTGGTTTTGTTGATACTGCAATAGACTTAAATGAAACATGCCGTTTACATCGGTGTTTGGCGTGTAATGGCCCATTCTAAAACCGTTATTATTAAAATTTAACCAATCATAATTTAGGTTAGTTGGAGTATTCGTTTGAGGCTGATATAGGTTAACCAACTGCAAACTGCCTATTGGTTGATTAAAGATAAATTGTTGGGTATCCCCTAAAATCTTTAAATCAGGCGTTATTCCGCCAACGATTACAGTTGTTGCCATACGACCTCCGTATTATCATTTAATAAGTCCCAGGCTATTTGCAAAGCTTGGAGGTTGATATAAGATTCGCTCGCAAGTGTTTGCCACATTGAGCCATCATAAAATTCTATTTTAACTATAGGTGGAGCTAATTCATCTAAATGGATGTTTTTATTTTTCTTCATTGCTTAGGTTCCATTATTAAATCTAAGGGTGCCAGCAACAGGGGTTGCCGGACGTTGTACCGTGGAGCCACCGGGGATAGTCATGCCAGCCGTGCCTGGAATAACCGGATTGGCAGTAATGCTCACCGTGGCAACTCCGCTTGCTGTGGCAACGGTAATTTGATTTGTAGTCCCTACCACCGAGGTAACCCCGGGTTGAGAAAGGGTAACGAAAGTAATATTGCTAGTACCAATTGCCGTGGGTTGCGCTGAATTTTGCATCCAAGAGGTGGTACTATTTATGGTACCACTTGTGATAACAATAACATTGCCTGGATTCATCAAATAGAGTGAGTCATAATCTGCCGCTCGAGTGAGCACCCAATTACTACTGGCAGAGCCTATATTGGTAACAACATATACCCCATTTTGAAATTGACTGGTTTGATCTTTAATTAACACCCTTTGTCCAACCGACAAGCTGATGCCGTCCATAACGAACGCTGCTTGCGTACCCGCATTCGTTAGAGTTGCGCCTACACCAGCACTACCATTATTGTAGGTGGCATTCAAATTAGAGCCTGTTGTTGCTGCAGTACAGGGTGCCTTTAGCATCATATTGAGCAGGTTTTCGGTTACTAGACTATACCAATTGGCTCCATCGGTATATTCCAGTTTATAAACTGGCAAGATTGATTGAAGATTAGGTGTAGACATTTGGTTTTCCTCTCAAATTAAATTTTACCATTAATTCCCCATATTTAAACGTAACATTCCAGCCATTAGATTAGCCGGTCTTTGGCTAACATTACCGCTTGGAATAGTCATTGACTGATTGCCAGTAAAGACTGGATTCGGTTTAAAGGTTGTAACAATCGGTGCATTTAATAATCCGCTGCCAGCCACATCTCCTTGCAAAGTTAATCCCGTGTTTAACAGCGTATTTAAATAAGTCTGTGCTTGAGTTGCACTGCCTGCAGCGGCACTCGCCGAGCCTGCGGCATTGGATGCGGAATGGGAAGCATCGGATGCCGAGTCTGAAGCATCATCAGCAGAGCTAGAGGCACTACTGGCAGAAGACGAAGCACTGCCTGCTGAAATACCTGCTGCAAGAGCAGAAGCCGCGGCCGCGCCTGCCGATACGCCTGCGGCACCTGCTGAAGCACTGGCCTCCCCTGCAGCAGCAGTGGCTTCTCCTGCTGCGGTAGTAGCTTCTGTCGCAGAGGTAGCAGCCTCAGTGGCAGAGGCGGCCGCTTCTTCAGCCGAAGTTGCCGCTTGCTCTGCGGATTGTTGGCATTGTTCCCTAATTTCTTCTAACTGTTGCGCCGTGGCATAATCTTCACCAGCAATGGCAATTGCAAAAGAACCACCGGCTACAATCTTCGCCATTCCCGTTCCCAGTTCACTTAGCACTTGTGCATTGGTTAAAGTAGCATTTGGCGTTTTAATAATATAAGTCGCATCGGTGGGCGCAAGGTTAAGTTGTACTTCAACAGGTCGATTGGTTGCATCTCCTTGCCACACTCGACCATTGCTTAAATTCGGTAAATTTTGTTGTAAAATAGTGGCTCTTGAAACGGGCAAATTATTGGCATCGCCTACAAAGACATTATTGGTAGTTAAATTAACAATGTAGTCAGTACCAGGAACCGCACGTTGTAACGTTTTACCGGTTTTCTTTAACATGCCGTCTTGAAGATTTTTTAGAAATTGTGCTTTAGGCCAAGTGGCTTGTACTAAAGCATCACCCATAATAAATTCACCCGTTAAAAAGCGTAAATTAATTAAAGCAATATCGGCTTCCACACTTAAAAGGGCTGTAGACTCTTCAGGTCTTTGTGAGTCCGTTCCATGCCAAATTTTTCCGCCAGAAATAGTAATAGGATTGGTAGGATCAATAGGATTCGGAATAGTAATACTTGCGGTGCCAAGGGTTGGTAAATTATCAACGGTAATAATCTGACTGGGTGTGGCAATATTGGAGCTATTGCCTATCCATAACTTGCCTGAGGGTAATGTAGGCGTTAAATAGTCCACGTTTGGCGTGGCTATTTGTACGACCCCAACGTTATTTTTCATTATGCCGTTGGTGAGTTGATTTAAAGCTTGTGCGTTGGGAAGGTTGGCACTGGGTTGTTGCAAAATATAAGTGGCATTTAAATCTGGATAGGGTCGTTGCTCGAGATTATCAATCGCGTGTCTTAAGTCAATAATGTCTAATCGAATATCAATTAAAGCGGATGAGGGCTGTGGTCTATTTTCTCTGTCACCTTCAATCGTGTAATTAACAGGCAAATCGGGAAAAGACTGCCAAAACGCTATATTGCCGCTAACAGGTGAAATCCAAGGCGAAAAATCAAAATTTAACTTCATGAGAACAGGTGTCCTATAAAGTTAGTAATGGATTCTATATTGTTGCTAAAATACTGCGTTGCGGAGTCCTGCATGTATTGGATGAATTCAGGATCTGAATTGTCTAATGAGCTGTCAGGCTCTTGGCTTAAATCAATGGGATATTGCAACCTCAAATAGTAAAGATTTTCTAAAGCGTAGTTAGACAATATCTTTTGTTCAACGGCAACGCCTTCCGGTGGAATAGCCATAGACACATCCATCACCATTTTAATCGTGTTTAGGTTGTCGACAGCGCCCTTCAGCGTTGGCTCTCCAGGAATATAACCAATGCTGCCTAATCCAGTTCCAATAGAGAGCACACAAAACTTGTTAATCGCTGGCTGAATCGCTTTTTGAGCGGACAACGCTAAAGCGGCGGGGTTGTTCAAAAAAATTCCACCATCTACGTAAGCTTCACCATTAAATACCGCTGGCGGAAAATAAACAGGTGCGGCGCTTGTCGCTAATGCAACATTTGCAGCTAACTCAGTTTGACCACTAAAATACGGAACGATTGAGCTAGAAATATTGGAAAAATAAATGGGTATGTTTATTGTTTTGCCATTTGAATCAAATCTCTTGAAGGCTGGTACTAAAACATTTGTTTTAAATACACCACTATTGTTGAGTGTGTCAGTGCCGAAATTAGAATCAATTAAGCTCTTTAAAGGTGGTTGAGAATACAAAGAACTATAGATACCCGTTAAATAGCCTGTCCATGTCCCATAACTCGCTTGACCGCCACCCGGGATTGGATAAGTGCAATTGAAAATTGTTGAAGCGTTGTTTATTAAAAGCTGCTTTACGTAAGTAGGTGTCAGTCCCTTGGTATAAGCTAAAGCTTGTATTCCGCCTATGGATGTGCCAGCGATAATGTTAAAATACTGGTAGATTTTATCTGCGGGCATTCCAGCCAAAGCACAAAAAAGCTCTAAAAGCCTTGAAGTGATAATCCCTCTAACGCCACCACCATCTAATGAAAGAACGTTAATTTGAGGCATGTTTTTTTCTAATGGGCGTTTGTTCATCGTTTATTAAATCACCTTCTAGTTCTTTCACTTCTTCCATCGTATTAAGTTTCATATTAAAAGCCCCATCTTAATCCTAACCCATAACAAATGGTGTTTTCCGGTCTCACTTCTGGGATGTAATAAGAAAAAACTCCATCACTGGCAAAAGCATGTAGCTTCTGAGCATTAATAAAAACCAAAGTAGCTCGAAGTGCAAAATCAGGATTAAAAAAATAATTTCCGCCTAAGGTAATGCGTCTTAATGAGCGAGAGACTTCTAATCTGCGATTAGTTGAACCAATGAGACCATCCAATTGTAAGGTTTTTCTTTGAAAAATGGCTTTAGTCTGTGAAACACCAATCCCACCAAAAAATTGTAGTGGCAACTGGCTATAAGTCGGTGTTAAAACAAAAAAATCTATATGAGGGCCTTTCAAAACAAAAGAAGATTTAAAGGTCACCGGCGCAACAATAGGCAATACAGGCGTTCCCGCTGAATACTCTCCTGCAGGTAACGTACTGGTTTTGGAAGCACTTAGATATTGATAGCCAGCTTCAATCGCAAATAAAGAATTTAAATGAATGCCTAAAAATGGATTAGCACCGATGGAATTTCTTTTATACAGGTTGTCGCCAAAGTTCCTTTTAAAACACATCTTGCAAAACTGCGTTTCTGCACCACCATAAAAAGAAGGCTCAAATGCATGAGCCTGACAGAAAAATGCTAGCAAAGTAGTGATAAGCAATCGCTTCATCGGAGTCTCCTAAAATAGGGAATTATTATAAGTAAAATTATACTGGGTTTTTAAGGTTTTTCCTAATTTTAAAAGAGTTTTTTATTAGATATAGCCTGCGTTATTGGTTGTGCCATAACGGTTGTGATACATCGGGTCACGATAGTTTTCTGGAACCGCAATGCCAAGTCCTGACATGATGATATAACGCATGCAATCCATCAGATGGTCGTCTTTTTTGTTAGGAATACCATTTTCATCTCTAGCATATTTTCGAAACTCTGAGAGTGTTTTAACGAGTGTTGAGAATATCTTGAATTGTCCTGTTTGCATGCGTTGTAGGACTTTTAAAATACCTTCTTCTTTACTATTGTTGGCAGGCGATAAATTGTTAATGCCGCATTCAGCATAAAGCCCTACCAGTGTCTTACCATCTGCTTGTTGCGAGTGGCGTCCTGCGGGATCATACACGCCAGGTATCCAGTCAATGCCAAAGTCTAATAGTTTATTCGCATGATGTTGGGGCGTACGCTCAGCGACAGCATATTCCGCATAAAGGTAAACCACATCGTTATCTCGGTCATGCGCTGCAAATAATACTGCGGTGGGATTACTCCAACCAAAGTCTATGCCAAATACTCTAGGCCAGTGCTTAGGAATATCAAAAGACTGACAGACTAACATGGACTCTGGCACAGGATAGACCATCCCACTACCCATCCAAGGAACGCCTTTAGTACGAGCTTCTATCTCATGAGGGGACATGCCGGCCAATAAACGTTTCTTCTCCAGTTTGGATAAGTGCTTAGCATCGTCCCAGGTAATATGTGCATACCAAATGGAGTCTTTCACGGTCTCAGCAAGCCTATTGTCCATAAAGTAATTAAAGAGCTCACTGTACCCTTTAAGCGGGGTAGAGCTGACAATTATCATGCCTCTAAAATCATCGCTCGTTGCCATTGTTCGCATTTTGCATTCTTTGTAGATATCAAATGGCGATTCCTCATCAATGAGAATTAAATCCACTTTAGAGCCCTGAAATGCCTCTCGCCCTTCTTCAAAGGTCTTAAAGGTCACTTTAGATGCACCACCTGAAACATGGTGAACATAAAGTGTTCGATACATCTCGCTATTACCAGATTTTTTCTTATCTGCAATTAGGGAAAGATGTAAGATGCCGCGCAGTCCTTGGTCTCTATCGCCTAACAAATCCTTCTGCAGCGTCTCTACAATCACTGGGGCTGTTTTACCCACTATCCAGGCACGGATTGGTTTATGAAATTGATATCCGTTCCAATTTGTATCGTAAAGTCCAGTTAAATGTTTAGCACACTCAATTAACGCAGCATAGGTTTTTCCAGAACGATTACCACCAGTAATAAGACGTTCTTGTGCCTCAAGGCCTGCAGCATGGAATAGAAGTTGTTTGGCGTGGGGTTGGTAGAACATGAATCGCTTGAGGTATTCAATACCCATTAACTCATCAAATTCTGCTTTTTGTTCATTCGTTAATGCAAGTATATTTGCACTATTCATCTTATTTAGTTTTATTTTTTTGTTCAAGAAGAACAATCTTAGCTCTACCTTCTTTAACGAGATGATAAGCTTGTACTGCGTCATCAGGGATGTTAGAAATGTCTACAACGGGCTTGTTTTCAGTGACTTCAATTCCTTGCATGGGTTTACCCCAAGCTCGGTCAAGAACCACATTAATAGCGGCTAGTCTTGTAAGGCCTCGCTCATCTTCATCTCGCATTATTTTAACGGCTAATAAAATTGCTTCCTCAGAATAACTTCTGGCAAGATCTCTTATTTTTGGAATTGCCTTTGGTCTTCCACTCGGATTTCCAGATTTTCCTGGCTCAAACATAGTCAGCCCTCAATTTATATAAGTGCTTGTTAGCAAGCATCCTTATATTGTAAATTCTTATCATCTACTTAAAACAACTCACCCCTACACCAATAATCCGATTGTTAAAACAGCAAAGACGAGTTGTACAAAAATTATAACATTTTGCCATCACACTTAAAAGAAATTAATACCTGCTTACAAACTATACTTAACACTTTTGATCGCATCAACAACTTCTAAAAGCAAATAATGGGCTTGTTTGTTCTTATCCAAAGCATTTTTAAGAGCCATAATAATATTGTCTTTATTTGCTTGCTTAGCATCCGATGCCCCATTAAAAGCATTCTTTGAAGCACTCTCAGTATGCTCTAGCGCCTTTTGTAGCATTCGTTGAATGGCTAACAATATATCTGGGGTAAAGTCTTTCTCAATTGAAGAGACCAAATCTTTAATTTGTTGTACTTTAATTGCCTCTAAATAATTACTATTCGCCATCATTAAATATCTCCGCTTAATTTGTTCTTTGGTCTTAAACCCATAAATTTCATTCCTGTCAGCATTAATTTGTCATTACTCTCCTCATTAGACTACAAGTACGCTCTTTTCTCAATCATCCTACTTTTTCTTTCACAAAAAACTCTTTTTTCTTCGTGAATTTTTGTATTTAGTTGCTGCTCTGTTTTTGTTGCAAGCCTTACATTTCCTGGCTCATAATGTCCATTGTTATCGATTCTGTCAATACTTAAATGTGGATTGTTTTTCAACTTCTCTCCAAATTTTCTTATATAAAAATCTATAGCGTGTCTGGCCGATTTGAATTTAAATTGCACCCCTCTTCCACCGTAATATTTATAGAACTTATGCTCAGGATTATTACATCTTTTACACTGATCATACACGATGTTTCTAATCTTTTTTCTTAACTTTCTATCATCATTCCACTTTTCTGTTTCCTTGTTAATCCTATGCTTATTACATCCACATGATTTTTTAATATTTAAAACAGCGTATGATTGATCAATACTTATGTTTCCACAAAAAAGACATTTATACTTAAAACAAACCATATTTAATTTCTTTTTTACTCCGAAAGTTCTTACAAAAATACCCAATATTTCAAAGTTTTCTATTTGTTTGCCCACATACTTCAAATATTTCCCGTAACCTTTACGTTTGATAACAGCATTCATTACTATTCAACCTCCAGTTATTTTTAAACCTCTCACAATCCACTACTTCCAACTTTAAACTGCTTTCCATAAACACCATTTGCAATCTTTTGTTCTCGAACCTTTTCGTAATTACGTCCAAGCTTCTGAAAAATTTCCTTTAAGCACTTTGCCGCAATCTCTTCCGTTTTTGCTCTAGCACCTTCTTTGTCGTACTCAATCCGGAGTGCATTACTCGGCGCTTTTGGCAAATCATGATACGCAGGCCTAGGATGTCTGCAAACAGAGTGAAACTCTATCACAGACTTGGGAGGCCACTTCTGATATTCGGTTTTTAAGTTCAAAATATCCACTAATGCACTAATAATTTGGGCCACACTGACATCGCATAATCCGCTTAGCCAGATAGGTAAAATTCTACTGAGTGCCATTTGGCATTTTTTCTCATACTCTGCGTCTGACAAAGAAAGCCCATCTACATAATGGTGCATACCACCAAAATATTGGGCGAGAGTGGTTACAACAGAAAATATTAATTTCTTTTGGGCTTCTTCTGAAACTTGATCTAATCTTTTTACGAAAAGAATACCATTCGAGTAGACTTCAGACATCTCATAAATCCAAGGGATTTTTTTAAATGTGTCATTGAATTGCATTTATGACGACCTCCTGGCGTAAAGGAATTTCTGCCAAGGACTGCTTTGTTTCTGGCACAAACGCCGGAAAATGTTTAGCCAAGTCTGGATAAAATTTTTCGATGATGTTTCCAGTAGCAGTATTGGCTGCTTGAACCTTATCGGCGTAATTTGGCTTTTTAGACATTGCTGAATGTCCCATTACTTGCTTTGCTTCTGCTTCCTTTTGAAGCTCCTCAAAGCTTTTAGCGACATCATTCCAGCACTCTTGGTTCAGCCAGGTTGCAGGATGCTTCCAGGATGGCGACCAAAGCCCAAGACGTTCACGTTCCTCTCGTTCAGACTTTTGTGTTTCTAGAGCACTCAAAATTGCCTCTAGCGAAACTTTCCTCATCGCCTTGTCGAATGCCTTGACGGCAGCGCCTTTCCCAACCTTGAGCACATACGTAAGCCAGAACAACTCAAACGCTTTCTGATTAACGGGTTGACGTTTACGCTGAGTCTTTGCTTTAAGTTCAGGAAGTTCGTCTGAAACTTTTTGCTTTACGATGGGTTCAACACAAACATGGTCGACCGGCAGGTTGATATTGGGGCTAAGTTTTGATTGTTCGTCTACCTTGTTTCTGGGTTCAACCTCGCGCGTATTATTTGTTTTTGGTAGATCATTGGTAGATATATGGGTAGATTGTATGCAACTATTGCACTGGATATTTGCAAAATCTGCACTGGATGAGGAACCACTTGCATAGCTTTCATTATATCCAGTGCAATAGTTTTCGTGGTTAAAAGACTGAATAATTGAGCAACTTACTTCTTCAGTCTTTGCCATATCAATTAATAGTTTTAGATTTAAATTATATTGTACAGGCATATGATTTCCATTTTTTGGTTTAGAAACAACCAACAAAATTCCTTTTGCAATCAAAGTTTTTAATGTATAAGCAATAGTCCTTTTGCAGAGTTTTGTTTTTTTAGAAAGTGTTTCAATACTTGGCCATATTTTTTCCCCTTTGTCATTACCAAAAAATGCCAACTTGTTTAACACATGTGTTTCCGTTGCCGTTAAAAGCTCTTTAGGCACATCCCCTATTAACTTGACTATTTCAAATGTATTCATGGTCCTTTCCTCGTTGCTTTCAAAAAGGTAATTCGTCAGCTTCATTTTTAACCTGTTGCGTTCTTTGAATATCACTACTAGGACACGCATTCACTACAGCATTTTTGTTTTTAACAAGGAATTTCTTAATTTCCATCCTGTCGCCATATTGCTCATCACGCTTAATAACCAATTCGCAATGACCTTCTTTTCCGATAAGTTCTTCTAACGTCTCATGATGGCCTTGTTTATATTCTTTATAGACGCTTGACATGCCCACGGCTTCGCATAAATCACGCAATCTATACAAATGCTGGTGAATAATATTTAACCAAATACTATCCACATCTCCTCTTACATCCACCACATGCAACTTAGCCTTTATCATTCTATTCCCTGATTTTGAGGTATAATGGTTACCTTCTCTATCTCTGTCAGAAATGGCATCAATCTCAAATTCTGCTGGCCCTTCTTTTAACAATGTTATTTCATACGCTTGATTACCCATTTTCTTGCTCCTTTAAAGTTAAATTAACTGTTAGCCCAAACTCAAACCCTTCTTTGTATGCATGGTAACGACCAATGTTATACATTCCCATCAAACAGGTAAGCATAAATAAAGAAATAACTATAAAGCTCACCAAAACATATAAGTCTGTTTTATCATGACTCATACACAATTACTCCCAATCTCATTTTTATGAATTATTTTCTTTTGACTCGGTTGTTTATAGTCAATGACGTGCTTAGAGCCTTTATAAATCAAGTGAGCAACAAATAAGAAAATAATGCTGTAAATAAAAATCCTAATTATATCAACTAGACGAAGCTTGAATTTTTTCCTCATAAACTTTTTGCCATCTATTCTCTTTTCAATTTCTTTAATTAAATGTTCCACGTTTACCTCCTTAAGTCCTCTATACATCGATTTCTTTGCCATGGTGTTCCACGATGTTCGAAATACGCTCTCATTTCATCTATTCTTTGACCGTTTTTGTATAACCAATATTCAATGGGGTACTGTTCATGTTCTATTTCTAAATCTAGTATCGTTAAAGGAACGAATTCTTTTTTTAAATAACTCTCAAACAAGTTGATCAAATTAAGTCTATGCTGTACGGCTTGAAGAGCTCGTTCTTTACTCCATTCCCAACCTCTTTTGTTAGCCATTTTCAACCTCCTTTTTTAAAAGCTTATTTAAAGATACTTTTAAAATGCCTAACCAGTTCTCAAGTTTTGCTGCCTGATATTTGAGGTATATGGCAAACAATCTAATGCTTGAGTCTTCTTTTACTCTAAACTCAATTTCCATGTTAGACAGGTTTCTTTCGTTAATTCTGCATTCGTCTTCAATGGCTTCAAAGGTTCTTCTCAAATCTTGTAATATCATAACTATTTCGTCTTTACTCAGCATTCTTAGCGCCTTCTTCTCGAGCAACTGTTGGTTTTGGTTGAAAGTACTCAAGTTCCTTTTTGTAAAGCCTAGAGAATTCAGAAAAACTAAACTCAAACTCTTGCTCTGGCATTAAATCTAAAAGTCGGGACTTCTTGGAAATGGCCATATAACGACCTTTCTTGATAAAGGCCTCAATAACCACATCAAACATAAAGGCAATTTTCTTATAGGCATCAAATGTGGTTCCTATAACTTGCATCTCTGCCCCATACTCTTTTTTAGCATGAGCCGTCACAATGACATTCATGTCTATATCCAACAATAATCCAACGAGCTTTTTAAATTGCATATTGGCACGTTGATACTCCTCAGCTATCTTTGGTCTTCTGCCAGCATTCTCTATTTTTAAAAGTTCTTCCTCTATGAGGTTGTTATAAATAGTGGTAATCGAATCTATGACTAGCGTTTGGTAGGGATGTTGAACGGCAGATAAGGCAACAATTTCTTGGTAAAGCTCATCAAACTTACGCGTATAAAATACAATGCCTTGGTTACGGATAATGTTGTCTATGTATTTAGCTCGAGCTACACCGCGTTCAGTGTCGATGTAATAGGGACTATTGAAATGCGTGGAGAAGTAGCTCTTGCCTACACCAGGCTCGCCAAAGAGAAAAAGCTTTAATCTTCGGTTGGTTTCTTTTGGAGGAACGCCTCTTAATAATGGTTGTATAATATTTGATTGAGCGTTCATAACAAACTATCCCCTTCTTTTAATAAATACACGCCACCATTCATATAACGAAGCTGAATGTCGTAAACGTTCATTAGTTCGTTTTTTAATATATCTCGCACTTGAACGACTGAATAACTACGAGCAAAAGCAATTTCATCAAATGACAAAAATTCAACTACCTGCACTCTTTTTAACAAAGGTGGTTTAAAAGAAACCTTGATTACACGTTTGTTGGAACTAGTTTTATTTTTTAAAAGCATTGATGTTTTTTTAAGAGATGCTTTAACAGCATCCACAAGGCGATAGAATCGTTCAGTTGAAACAAAGCTTTTAATATCCATTGCACACTTTCCTTTTGTGGCTTGAAAGCCATATGTTAAGAAGTTCCTGTTGTTGTTCTTTAGGGGACTTGGAAAGTTGAAAAGCTTTGTTAATAGAAACCAATTCATGATTCATTGCATAAACCAGCTCTTGAATACCTTGTAAGCAAACTTTCATTGCACGTATGTAGCTATCTCTACTGGATAAACCCACTATTTTGGCTATTTTTTGATCAATTTTTCCCCTAACTTCGGAGCATTTGCGCCTAAGCTGCCCATTATTTTTGTCATTTTTTAAGTTTTCGTTTCCTAAATTAGAGACAAGATCCGTTCGCTCACCCTGATGGCTGCCTGCCAACTCTTTTAAACTCAAACCAACATCAACTCTTTCGTTAATTAAAAAGTCGACACTAATGTCTTGCAGAGTTCGCATTTCTAGCAACAATACTTCCAAGTCCAACACAGAAACCAATGCTTTCCTTTTCCCTTCTGCTCTAAGTTTTTCTATTTGAGACCATCCAGAAATTAATCTTCCATTAACATCTACAATAATTCGGCTTTCAAAACAATTTGATGTTATGGAATTTTTAATAACAATTTCATCCAACAACATTTCAATGGTATTTAATTGCTTTGTGTTTTGCCACTGCCTCATTATTCTATTTTCCTCTTCAGTAAACGGGGATAAACGTTCAATACTTATTCCTGTTAATACTTCTGTTTTTGCTAAAAAAGGAAATGAAACTTTCGCTTTTTCATTGTTCATCCAATCTCTAGCAGTTTCTCTTGGCACACCTACTGCATCCGCATAAGCTTGTATCGTTACAAATTTATAAAGCACTTCGCCCCATGCCTTAGATCGAATTTCACTTTTACTCCGCTCAATAAAAATCATTCCTTTGTCCTTAATTCACAACGAGACAAATCGTTGATCCCATCCATTTTGTTTTAGTGAAATCCGTTTCTGAGCACCTTAAACAATTAACCCATAAAAAAGCGGCGGTGTGCCGCCGTCTTTCGCATATGAACGCTAGTTTGATTACTGGCCAATTAAGTTGTTTTAATACCTTACGGTTTTTAGATATTCTTATCGAGGTTGAAATTCTATTAGCGGACAGGTAATATAGATGGTGTCAATTCTCCAACGACAATTCGTTATTTCCCCACCCAATCCCTGGGTGGGGATCTTTTAAATTACTTAAAAGCAAAATGGCAAAACTTAAACATGGCACCTCCAAAGAAAATCGATGAAACAACTTTGATAGGTATTAAATTTGGACTTCTTACTATTGAAAAAGCCTGGAGAGACGAACAAAAACAAATCATTGTGAATTGCCGGTGTGATTGCGATCGACACTGGCAAGGGATTTATAGTGCTCTACGTAGCTCTAAAGTGAAGTCCTGTGGCTGTAATACCAAAAAACGCACCCAGCACTGGCTCAACTTCTCCATCAACCCAAGGAACAAACTTTAACCTATAGAAAAATTGCTACGATGGCGCTACTATTGTAGGTTGCGCTATTATTTCTAAAGCAGGTAGATATTAAGTCAGTGATTAAATCTTTAGAAACTTCTGCTCATTTTAACGATGAGCATAAACCTTACCCAACTGAGGCACTCCCCGCTATTATTCGTCATGCGGTATTAAACTACCATGAATATGGCCAACAACCTTTACCTCTCATTGCTTGTAGTGCTTTAGCGAATGTATCACTGGCTTGCCAATCAGCCGCTAACGTTATGCGCGATAATTTATTAACCAGTCCTATCTCACTTTATTTTTTAGTCATTGCCGCTTCTGGAGAACGCAAAAGCGCTGCCGATAGTGCTTTTGGAAAATCCATCCGGCAATGGGAGAAAAATATTCGAGAAGAATTATTGCCCGAAGTTAGAACTGCGCAAGCCAAACATCAAGCTTGGAAAATTACCAAAAATGCTTTGTTACTAAAAATTAAAAACACGTTTAAAGATAAAGACAGGCAGATGTTAGAAAAGACTCTTATCAAGCTAGTAGAATCAGAGCCCCTAGTGCCTTTATTGCCTACTCTATTCTTTGAAGATGCGACACAAGAAGCTTTAACCGAACATTTAGCACATGGTTGGCCCAGTGCCTCTTTATGGAGTGACGAAGGTGGAATTGTATTAAGCAGTCAAGGATTAAAAGCCAATACCACTAAATTCGTAACCACTCTAAATGGATTATGGGATGGAAAATCTTTTAGCATTCATCGTAAAACTTCTCGCAGTTTTACCGTGAGCCACAGACGCTTAACACTCAACATTATGGTACAACCGATGATATTACAACAACTGCTTGCCCGTGGCGCTGAAATCAGTCGTCACAGCGGCTTCTTAGCGCGTACCTTAATGGCCTGCCCAGAAAGCAGTATGGGAACCCGTTATTACAAAGAGCCGCCTACTTCTTTAGGCAGTTTAAAAGCATTTTGGCAAAGAATTACGGATTGCTTAAATTTATCCCTGGTTCTAGACAAAGACGGCTGTGAGTCTATTCCGACCTTGAAGTTCTCGCCTGCTGCTAAAAAAGTCTGGACGTCCTTTTTTAACGGTGTTGAAAGCGGTTTAAAAAACCCGAGCAAATGGTTATTAATAAAGGATTTTGCCAGTAAGTCCGCAGAAAATGTTGCCCGGTTAGCTGCTCTTTTGCATCTGTTTGAAGGGAAAAATGGCGATATCAGCCCAGCTACCATTGAAAATGCTATACAAATTGTAGAATGGCATTTATGGGAAGCACGTCGTTTATTTGGAACCAAGCTCTTATCTTCGATGGAAAAAGATTCCGTGAACTTACTGCAATGGATCAAAGACAAAAAACTACGGCAAACCACTCTACGCCATCTACAACAATTTAGTCCATTACGGGACAGACAAAAACTTGATAAAGCCATTGAGTATTTAGTGGAAACCCAACAACTCTCCGAAAAAAAATTAAGCAGTCGAACTCGCTTGATTATTTACTCCAATTCCACAAACAAAAAATAGAGGCGGTGCACTTTTTTAAACTGTCGCATGCTACGCTGCTACGCACGCAAAAATAGCCATGTTTTAAGTGGCCAATCTCGTGCTACATCATGACCACAATTGCTACATTTGCTCATCGCGTTCTTTCCCGTTACTGAACGCTATCTTGCCCTACCAATTAAGCTCATCAGCATTTTAAACCACGTTCCATCGATGAAATCCTCGCCTAAAAAGTTTATGCCATTAGCATCAAGAATTTTATCGTAATGGGCATTTTTTGTGAGTGCGTACTCAAAACACCGTTGTTTTTCTTCCTGCGTTAAAGACTGGTACCAGGTGATATTTTCCTCATGGATGGGGAAAATGGGTTCTGAAGGTTTATTTGAGGCTTCCTCGTCTTCGTCTTCCTTTGGAGCAGGTGGCATCCAATCAAAGCTGATAGCTTTGTTCAAATAAGCCCCTGGATTTTTAGCGTTAGCAGACTTCGTGAGCTCAATTTTTTGTTGTAAGTACTCCAATCCGTGCTTTTTAAGCCAGCTCTCCATGAGGACCTTCGAGACTGCCCACCCTCTCACCGTGTTTATCAAATCAACAACAACAGAGCCATCAGGCTCCAACTGAGGCTGTTGGGTAGGTTCGGGTTTTGGTTCAAGTTGAGGCAGTTTAATAACCTTACATGGTTTGTTGTTGTTCTCTGTAGTAATCTCTGTTGTAGTCTCTGGTATAGAGGGGATCAATTTGATCCCACCATGAGATCGTTTTGATCCCACCATGGGATCAATTTGATCCGATGTACCTATCTCCAAACTGTCCAGTTTTTCGTAATCGATGCTATACCATTTAGTACGATCAGTGATAAGTCTATTAAAACCGGTTGTGGCTATGAGTACACCGATTTTTTCCAGGCTCAAACTGGTCCGCTTGATAGTGGGTAAGCTCCAAAATGGAAATTCCTTTTGCCACTCAGCATAAGTTTTATATACCCAGGTGCGCCCCTCCCTTACATTCTTGTTCATTGGGTTGGAAATCCAATAATGGACTTGTTGAAGCATTAGAGCCTCGTTAAGCCCTATCTTCACAGCCAAGGTGGGTAGTACTTGAAGCGGGGATTCCGATATTAGCAATTTGCTATGGGTCCTATAGGTTGGTTGTATTTCTTGTGTATTCGTAGGCATAAGTCTTACTCCTTATAAAAAAAATAATTTAAGGTGCTTGACTTGTTTTAGCGTAAAAAATACTATAGTACCGTTAGCCGGCCAAAACTAACGGGACTCTATAATAAAAAATTTTATGCTTGGAGTTAGCCAAACACATTTAACTAGGGGAATTAAACCGCCCCTTTTTATTTTCTATTCATAAAACCTCCATTAGGCGAATACATGGATCCTGCCTTATTTTTTTAAATTTGTACATATTTTTTTAAACTTATTATCTTAAATAATTATTTACATTTTTAAGTCTACATTGTAAAATAGAATTAAATTTAGAGGTGGTTTATGATTATAGGAATTCTTAATCAAAAAGGTGGCGTAGGTAAGACAACGCTATCACTTAGTATTGCTCATCAGCTTAATAGAATAAATAATTCCAAGGTGCTAGTTGTTGACTCAGATCCTCAACAAAGTTCTCTAAATTGGTCAGAAGTAAGAGAAAGAACTCCTCCTTTTGACGTAATTGGCTTTTCCAAGAAATCTTTACATAGAGACTTACCTTCAATTGCAGTTAATTACGATTTTATAATTATTGATGGTCCTCCAAGAGTTACCGAGGTGGCGCGCTCTTGTATTATGGCTTCTGACATAATAGTTGTACCATGCACACCGAGCCCTTATGATATATGGGCATCATCAGAAACTTTGACTTTAATAACAGAATCAAAGGTATATAAAGAAAAACTTAAATATGTTTTTGCGATTAACCGTAAAATCATAAATACGGCTATTGGGAGAGATGTAACTAGCGCATTACAAGAACTAGATGCCCCAGTTCTACAATCACATGTATGTCAGAGGGTTATATATGCTGAAACAGCTGCATCAGGCCTAACAGTTTTTGATTTAGAACCGGAAGGAAAAGCAGCCCAAGAAATTGTAAGTTTAGTAAATGAAGTAATTGCATTTTTTAATTCTGATAGGTAAGCAAGATGGCAAAAAAAATTCAAATTAAAAACCCAAGGAACAAGGCAGTTCCTAAAGATCCTGATACGTGGGTAAATTCAAGAGAAGATATTAAAAGGTTAACTTTTGATATGCCAGCTTCCTTACATGCAAAATTAAAGATTTATGCGGTTAGGGAAAATAAAACGATGGGAGAGGTTATTATTGACTTGTTAAAGGAGGAACTGTAAAAACTTAAATAATTATTTGAGTTTTTAAGATTTTGTTTTTAGTTTGTTACTTTTTAAATTTTTGTTTTGTTTCTTTTTGTTTTCTGGGTTATAAAAAATATCTGGCCTTAATTCTTCCTCTGTTATTTTGTTTTCTGACAAAAAAACTAGTTCTCTTACCATTTTAGGGGGAATTGCTCTTGTTCCTTTTATAATATTGTTCATGTGCCCTCTACTTACTCCAAGCCGACGAGCAAGTTCAGCTATTGAACCGACTTTTTTCGTAACCTTTAATAAAATTTTGTTTTTATCCATAAACACAACATTAGCATGACAGAGTATAAAAGACTATTGACTTGTATTCAAATTGAATACATAATTGTTTTGTTACTTTAAAGTATCGCAGCAAGAGAGGCAGTAACCTCAAATGCTGCTAACCACTAACCGTACTAACTATTAAAAAGGAGTACAAGCAAATGGCTACACCTATCGTAACAGATCCAAATGTTAATTTTAACGATCGACTAGCACAACCTATCTCAAGCCAACAACCAAACATACTTATTAGGTCTTTCGACTTAATATCTATGAGTTATATGCCAACGCTGAATAATGCAATATGTATAGTGCGAGATAGAGAAACGGGAGCTGTGAAGCAAAAATTCGCCTCCAATTTGGTTGCTTTTTCTTATGGTAAGGATGCGTATTTATTAGAACTCCTCTCAGACATGGGAGGAAATGACTATGTTTAACCAACAACAATTTGAGGACAAGGTCTATGAGTTAGTTACACGTGAAATTAATGCCTTTTTTAATAGCAGAGAATTTGTTCAAGCAGACGTTATTAATGCTCAGAAACAAATTTTGCATTCTCTTCATTTTGTTATTGAAGAGACTATTTCCCAGATTGTATATGGAATGCTTATGATGGCGAATGCCAAGGGAGAGAAGCAAAAATGAACACGCAACTTATTACTTCCCAAAACGCGGGCTTTATGGACTTTAGTCGTCTTGATGCTGCGTTTGAGTGCTGCAAGATGATTGCCAAAGCCTCTTTTTGTCCCAAAGACTTTAGGGGAAAGCCGGAGGAAGTTCTGTGTGCTATTCAATATGGCATGGAGATAGGGCTCTCACCGATGCAAGCAATACAGTCTATTGCTGTCATTAACGGCAAACCGAGTATTTATGGTGATGGCCTCATTGGGCTTTGCTTATCCTTTTCCGAGTGCGAGTATATCAACGAGCACTTTGATGAAAAGACCATGACTGCTGTTTGCAAGGTTAAACGTAAAGGCAGGCCAGAGGTTGTTAGTATTTTTAGCAAAGAAAAAGCGATGAATGCGAAATTATGGGGTAAGGATGGACCATGGAAAACCTATCCTGAGCGTATGTTACAAATGCGAGCCAGAGGGTTTGCTTTGCGTGATGCTTTTGCCGACAGACTAAAGGGCATTATTACCGCAGAGGAAGCAAGGGACTATCCCTCTAGGGAAGAAAAACCAGTTAATGTTGTTACTCCTATAAAACCTGCTATTGAAGTAGTGGTAAACTCTTCTATACCGAAAGCTGAGCTTATTTTACCAGAAACTAAAAACCACTTAATGTTTTTAATAGGGGAACTTCAATTGAGTGCTGAGGTAAAGGCTCAATGGTTCAATAAGTTGAAAATATCTAGTTTAGACGAGTTAAGTGAACTGAAGGCGCAGCATGAAATACAAAAGATTGAAGCTAAATATCCCGAAGCTGCTGAGGCTTGGATAAATATTAACGAAGTGAGGAAAGGATATAAGGTAGAATTAGAGGGTAAACACTTAATAGTAAATTAACTAGCAAATAATGTAGGCAAAAGCGCACAAGACTTTCAGCTTTTGTCTGGTGCAGTTTTTAGAAAATATTAATACAATTTTCCTATTGACTATTAGGAAATTACAGTCATGGAGAATACCCACCAAATTATTCTCAGCAACGGTATGGATACTCTTGCTGAGAAACCATCCTAAATATGCAAGGAGGATTTTAGGTATGTTGGGAAGACTACATTATTTTTTTGTTGGGTTTAGTTTGTTATTCACTACTTTTTGTTTCTCTTTTGCCGTACATGCTTTAAAATTCCAATAACTGGGGAAGGACGCAAATGGCTCTAAATGTGCTAATGCATGTATATCGGAACTTTTTAGTTTAACTGAGCCTTGCCTTAGAGCTGGAGTTAATGAAAATGTTTTCTATTGAAGATTTGGAGAGAGCTCTAAACGCCACAAATCAACAGCGAGCGGCTTTAAAAGCGCAAGGCTATTCTGACGGGGCAATAAATCATATTCTTACCCATGGCACATCATCAATTGTAGCCACCTCTCCTGTTGTTGCTTATGTAGGTTCGGAGCCTGTTTATAATTTTGATGTTACAGACCGCTATGGAAGTAGTCTGCCAACCAGCGCTACGCGTGAAGAACGAATAAATGCTGAAGGACGAAAATGGTCAGCGGCAAATGCTGCACTTAAAACTCATATGGAAGAAAATCTACAAGTAGGTCCTTCCAAACAACAGCAAGCACATTATTTAGAGATAGTATGTATTAAAGCACAAAGTTTAGCGTATTATCCAAATATACCGGCATTAAATCTTTATAAGGACAGCCTTCCCGAATTAGAAGCCAAAAATATTGTGCAATATGAAATTGATTACCTAGGTTGGTATGGAGCCGTTAGAAATGCAATTGCTGGGTTGAATTTACCACAGTTACAAATTTATATAAATCAACGAGATTGGGATAAAGTATCTCAACAAATTATTCAAGATAGAATAAATGATGTTTTGGGCCACCCTAGGCGAAATTTTCTTGAAGAAGAGTTAATTGCAAAACAAAATTATCAAGTACCGATAGAGACTATACAATCTGCGATGCAAAAAGCTATTCATGCGGTTGGCGAAACTGTAGAGCAGCAAAAAGCCAATGATTTGTTATATGCAACGATTGAACAGGCCAATAGGCAAATACGGCCAAGTGATAAAGAAGAACATGGGCTTACAGCTTTAGAAATCCCGCCTCAAATTATTGGAAACCCAGAGGCTATTCATCGATATCTTTCCCAAATTGAACCTTTAACCCGTTCATTATATTTGAGATGGGAAGCAACATGGTATAAGCCAGATAAGCCACTGGGTGGGTTTATAGGCAAGGTTGGAAGAGAGTTTAATAAGGGCCTTCGCAATATGGGCCCTATCGGAAAAATA